GCACACCACCTATCCGCAATACATCGAAATCGGCAAGAGGTGGTTTGACGCGTTCTACAATGGCAAAAACGACTTCTCACCTGTGCCAGTGCCGCAGGGTTTCTTTCTGGTCAGCAATGGATTCGGTGCTGGAACTCTTTCCACCACCATGCCAGTATCAGCCTTGCCCACCAATGTCGTTCCGTCCATCGCCTTCCAGTTGCACGACAAGACCAATGGCTACACAGCGACAACGACCTACTCTGCCCTGACCAACTATACGACCTTGCAGAATATGCGGTCTGACATATTTGGTGGTGACTTGGTATCTGGCTACATCACGAATCTGGTGGATGGAACATACTATATTTCATTCAACCGCTCTGTCCGGTTCGGAGCCAACAATACCGAAGCTATATTCACCGTCCTGACCAATGGTGTTGATGCTGGTATCGAAAGCTGGTGGAGTGGTTCTAACCCAGCCTCGGCTACCTCTGGCTCTGCTGCTGGTATTCTTTACCTTCCAGCCAACTGCACGATTTCAGTTGGTGTGAAAACATTATCCGGCACCTTGAATATAACCAATGTTGCTGGTGGATTGATTATTACGAAGCAATAAACCTTGTTGTTATGCTAGAACTTCTCATTAACTTGTTAAAGGCTACAATGGAAAAGACAAACAAACACGGAAAGGAAAGCATAAACACACTTCTCTTGTTAGCCGTTCTTTACCTAGGTTATCAAGACCACTTGGCGATTGTGAGGAACACAGAGCAAACAACCGCACTTGCTCATGCGCTCAAGTGGAAGTTGAACATCAATGTCAACGAACAAAACAGCCACCCTGTTAATGAAAGTAAACGATATGATGCCTCTGACATATCGTTTGCTGAAAACAACACAGAGACAACAAAGAGAAAGAACTGATAGTATGTTAATGAGTCTGTTAAAAAGCCAAACTGTTCGCAACTGGCTATTGCGTCGTCTAGCTACTGCTGCTGGTGCTACACTAGTGACTAGTGGCTTATTGAACCAATCACAAGTAGCTGATGCTTCTGGTGCGCTATTGGTGTTAGCGTCTGTTGCTCACTCCTTGTGGGAAAAACGTGACCAGATTAAACAAGAGATTGCTGACCTAACCAAATAACAATATGAAGAAAACACTTCTGCTCTATAGTCTTATTCTCGCTGTGGCTGGTTGCAAAAGCACTCAAGTTGTTAACTTCTCGAAAGGTACTGGCTTGGATGCTGATATTCCGATTGGCTATAATGGTGCTAATCTGTTTGAACTGAAACTTAAAGTTGGACAGTTTTATACTGCAACTGCAGTTCAGCCTACATCGACGAATCAAATGTATACTACACCTGTTAGCTTTGCTTCCTCGACAGAAGGCACTGTTTCTGCTCCCCAACTTACTGGTGGAACAGGACAAGCTGGTGTAATCGGTGGGGACAAGTTTACTGCCGCAATTGGTGGTGGAACTGGTTCAGTGACTAATCTTGCTGGTAGTGCTACCACCGGCTCTAAATAAGGAATAAAATGTCTTACTTTGATTGGCCACATATTGTAAAGCCTTTCACAGTTACTCCTGTTGTTGAGGACACCCTTACCGACAGGAAAATAGACACCGTGTTTACATCTGTGAACGCTATTGGTACAAAGACTGTATCAATAGCGGTTCCAGCTGTTACATTCACACAAGCCGACTATGCTGGTTCAGTTATACCAATCATTATTGGTCAATACAACTACTCTGTATCTTATCCGATAACTATCATTAATCCTAGTGACATTGTGTTAGACCCTGCTGCAGGAGTACTTAATCAAGTTGCCATCTGCCTTCGGTACAGAGTTGGTACAACTGTTTATCGTTACTTGTTGGCTAAAACACTTAATGGAATTTCGCGGTCATTAATTCCTTATCCTTTTTATAACAATCAAACTATCCTAGGTAATTTTGTTCTAGAGTTCTGGCAACTACAAGCACTGGGAACTTTTGGAGTAGCTAAGAATTTTGTTTTACAAACCGGAAGAATACATATACCAACTGATGAAGTTGACTCTGGTGCTGTTATTTTACCTTTGCAGACAGTTGACTATACAACTCTAGAATCCAATTTTCCGACAGGAACACCACCTATTTCTGAGACACAAAATGCAGCCGGACCTTGGTTAAACAACTAAATAATTATGCTACCAGCCACAACGCAAGACTTACAACATGGTATAGACTTTACAGGTCTAAATACACAAACTGCAGCAGAACACAATCAACTTGTTGATGTTGCTGCTCCGTACACTGATGGTACAGATGATAACCAAGGTATCGGTTTTATTATCTCTACCACTGATACAGCTTTAAATGTTCCGCAAGTTCCTAATCCATTAGCTGGTGGTTATGCCAAATGGAAACGTTATGTCTGGAATAGACGTTCGTTTGGGTCAACTGATGTTATAGGTATATTTTATCAGTGGAATGACTCTGCAACTAGTGATGCCACTCTTTTAAAATGGGTGAAGATTGACCCTAACGCTTATATTACTATTCCATCTGCCACCAGCACGGTTACTGGAACTAGCACTGATACGCTAGTTAACTGGCTCACTCAAGCAATTGTCAATTCCTCTAACGCACTCGCAGCTACTACAGCAAATGGTACTACGCTAACAAAATTAGCAAATGCTATTTACGGTGCTGTTATCAATATTCCTGTTGGTGCAACCGCACTTGCTACGACTGTTGGTAATATCCAAACTGCACAAGCTGCTGACGAAGTTCTTATTGGTCGTATCAGTACACAAATTTCTGGTTCTGCGACTGACCCGACACTAGCAACTGGTGGTATTAACCAGACACTTGCTACCACTAATGCTACTGTTGCCGCTGATGCTGCAAAAGCTAAGTTAATTAGCAATCTTACGGCTGGTTTAATCGGACAAAAAATTCGGGTTGAATCTGTGGCTTCTGTTCTTACTCCTGTTTGGTATGACCCTGCTGGTACGAATGAAGTAATTGTTGTTACTATCCCCAACTTTACTACGAAGTCAAGTTCTGGTGCTTTAACAATGTCTCCATCCGCTCAAATTGTTCCGGCTGGAACATGGCTTATAATTGCTGGATGGTCTGGAGTACAGGTTACTGCAGCAGCATATGGCACAGCTAGAGTTGATATCTCAATAGGAAGTGGTAATACTATTGTTGGTACGACAGCTGCGTCTCTCGGTGGTGGAAATAGCCCAATGTCAGGCTTTGTGCTAGGAACTTTAGTGGTAACAACTCCGACTGGATTAACAAATAATTTAGCTATTACCAATTGCACTATAGCATCCCCCGGCCAATTCGCTACGATTATGCTATTACGTCTCACGTATCATAACTAAGGATATCTATGTTACTTAATGTAATAACCAGAGTATCTGCTGACACAGGAATTGATTTAATTCAATCCCGTCAAAGTCTTGTAGATTACTACAATGCTGCTTCGCGGATATTTCACTCTGAGTTAGAGGCAAATAAAATGTTTCGTGAGACAACACTTGTTGTGCCTCCTGATTCTGTTGTTTCACTGCCAGCATTTGTTGGTGAGATTCGCGGTATCAGAGTTCATACTACCGAGATGATTGTGCCTTTGCAATCTTTGAACGTGCCACGTTACACCAACAGTACTCTGCTCTATAAGATAAAGAACTGGCGTGACCTTGGTGAGTCTCCTGTACAAACTAACTTAACAACAATCGGACCACTTACTATAACTGTTCCTGCTGTAGAAAGTACTCCAGCAATACTTAAAATTCGTGGGCAGACAAACGCGGCAGAAAGTATTGAAGAAAATATTACAATCTCTGCGACAACTGTCACAACCACAAACCAATTTGGTCCGAAGATTTTTAATGTTGCTTCTTTCTCGAACAGACAAAACAATATTACTATTTCCGATATCAATGGTAATGTCTTGGCTACTCTGTTAAATAACCAGCTAAAAACTCGTTATAAAATCATTGACGTTAGCCAGATATTTTGGCCAGCTAGTGACACTGTTGGCGGAAGTTCTTTCATTGATGTTCTGTACAAAGTTCCTTTTCAACCATGCTACAATGACACTGATAGTTTTGCAGGTGGTGATGATTATGATGAAGCACTGTATCACATGATGCTGCATCTTAATTTCTTGGCAATGGGTGGCAAAGACCAACAGGCTGCTGCAGAACTTGGAAGAGCTACTCAATTACTGAAAGCTGTCAAGGATGGCGCTGAACAAGGTATTCACAAGAAACTAAATTGGGGACGTAACAAGTACTATGGTATCTTTACGCGTGGTCGTCACCGTATGTCTGGTAACGATTATGGAATGTACTTCGCTGACCTTGTCGACTATTAAATAATATGATTATCGAACAAGATGCCTTTTCTGATGGGTTAGATTTAATCTCGCCAGATGTTCAAGTTTCGACAACTGGTTTTATTTGGCTAGCTAATGGTCGTTCTCGCTACGGCTATGTACAGCCAGTGGCACAACCAGTAAAAGACATTGCTGCACCATCTGGGCTTAAGCAAGGAATTATTAGTATCGGTAACGCTGTAATAATGTTCGTTGCTGGTAACGCTTGGTACAAGTTGCACAACTCAAAACAATGGATTCAAGTACCTGCTTTCTCGATGAGTCCAACAGTACCTAATATCTATTCTTGTGCTATTCCTGTTTCTTCACGTAACTACAATCGTAAACTGAATAGTTCTGGCAGCGTCACTGATGCAATGTTACTTAGCACCAACAGCAGACCGAGTGGAACTCCTTCTGGTATTGTCTGTCAAGATGGTAACAGCCAACCGTGGATAATAGTCTTTGATGAAGTCGAACAAATATTCTCTGCGCGTCAGCTAAATACTTTTGCTAACTGGACTCCGACAAACGGTGAGTATGTTCCGATTGGATTGTTCATGATGTTCATGAATCAAAAGTTATTTATTGTTGCACCAGACCGTCAATCTGTCTATCAATCGATATCTGGACAACCACTTAACTTTGCTCTAAACGTAAATACGGCTGGATGGCCTAATGGCAATTCAACAATCGCACCATATGCTCCTCTGACAGGAGTTGGTACAGAAGAAGAGTATGGTGCTGCTTCAACATCTTTTGCGTTTGACTATGACCCAATTACGTGTCTACAGCCTGTCAACGTAACTGATTCTTTCATCTACGCTACCAAGAACAACACATATGCTATTACTCTTAACTATAATCTTACTGTGTTTGGTGAGCCTCTTTTTACGAGAGCAGCTTCAATCGCGACTGGGATTACAAACCAGTATGCTCTTATTGATATTAATGGTGACTACGCTTTTGTTGGTCGTGAAGGCATCAGGAACTTTAACGCTGTTCAAGCACTAAAGTTTGAAGGTCGCAATTCTGTTTTCTCGAAGATGGTATCAAAGTTATTCAACGGCCTTGTACAAGACTATGCTGTTGCGTTCTCATTTAACAACTACTCTATTTTTAACGTGGATACAGTCTGTGGGAATTTGTGCGCTGTCTACGATACTATCTCTGGTAAATGGGTTGCACTTGACCTATTTGATGTTGGCAAGATAACGCAGACAGCTTTAATTGATTTAACTTCGCAAGTTGTACTTTATGCTATCACAGATACCAATGATGTTTACCAACTCTATAACACCGATGCTGCACCAATGCAGCCCTTTTTGCTTACAAGAGCATATTCTACTATTGGTATTAATCAGTACTATTCCGGTATTGCCAGTTACGCGAATATGTCTGCTGCTGCTGGACCAATTACTGAAATCAAGTCACAGAAGATAGACCTTATCTTCAGAGATGGAACAACCGATGGTAAGGTATGGTGTACAGAATTCTGTAATGGTGTTGAGAAAGCAACTGTCAGTAAGACTTTGTCAAAGGCAAGTCCTGTAACTAACTATGCTCTTTTACCAGCAATACAACCTTTGGTTGAGTCAGAAGGACAACGAATAACTTTTAACTTTAACAACACGTCACGAGGTTTTAAACTCGGTTATGCTATCACATGGAACACAGATGCTGCGTTAATGAAGGTGCGTCTTGTTACCACAGACATTAGTAAAGGAACATCAGACAATCAACGAACTGCAGTTTTGTCAGGAAATCAAACTTAAACAACTTTGGCATTAAAAATGCTTTTAACTATATAATCTTATGGCAGACGCAACAACTAGCACAAATGAGATGTTGGCAGCAGCCGGAAATCAGGCTCCAACATTTATTGATTTACTTAACCAATACTCTAACTCGAATATTGGTGCTGCTGCACAAGCAAATCTTTCTGCTTCTCAAGCAGTAACTCCGCAGTATAACCAACTGCTTACGTCACTTCTTCGTGAGTATGCACCGCAACTTACTGCCATTGGTCTTCAAACTGGACTACAAACACAGCAAGGACAAGCAGATAATAATGCAGCAGTAGCAAACTCCGCTGGTGGACAAGCTGCTCTCAATGCTTCTATAGCAGCTGACAGAACAGCTAATCCAGAGTATTACGCTTCAAGAGCTAATGAGAGTAACGCTCTCACTTCTTTGCTTGGTACTGACGTTGCAGGTCTTTCGGGACAACTTAACCCTTCTGAAATGACAGCAATAGGACAGTCTATTGCACAGCAAGGCAATCAGACTGGCACGTATAACACACCTTCTGCTATTCAAACAACGGCTAACGCCATGAACTATGGTAACGCTGTTTACAATAGACAGGAACAGGCTAAGCAAGATTTAAGTTCTGCACTTGGACAAGCTACTTCTTTTCTGCCAGCTTCACAGTCACAAGTTGGTGGAATGAACGCTTGGAATACTGCAACTGGTGGACCTTCTACAAGTACAGCTGCCGCTGCTGGTGCTAGTGGATTATTTCAAGGAACTACCAATACAGCTTCTGGTTCTAATGCTAATGCTATTGGTTCATTACTTGGTAATGTTCTTGGTAGTACTTCAAGTTCATTTAACTCTGGATTAAGCTCAGACGCTACTAAACAAGGACAGGATATTGCAATGCCAACCAATTATCTGAGTGGTATGGGAAGTTTCTTTGGTGGTATCGGAAGTATCATTGGTGGAATTAATAAACATTAATATTATAATTTATGGCACAAAATCAACAATTCTTTAAAAGACCTGCGGTAATAGCTTCTGCTATTCCACAACTAGAACAACCACAAGCTGCATCTCTGGCTACTCCGCAAGTTATGCCAATGCAAACTACTGCGCCAGCTTTACAGCAAGTTCCTGCTGCAACAGGACTTCCGCAGGTTAATGCCATGCCAACATCGACAGCCATAGATAGTGGTTTACTTGGTTTAATGGCTACACCTGCTCGTCTTCTTGGAAGAGCTTTTGGTTCTAATCAAACTAGAACTATACCAGCCGGTGGTAAATTGCCTGATGGAAGTATCGCGAGAGTTGATACTGTTGTGCCAACTCACCATGTTTGGGATGCAATGACTAATGGTTCGAAAGCTCTTGAACGTGCTGATTCAATTAACGACAGAAATTCTCAACAAGCTTTGGCGGAAGCATATAATGCAGCTAGAGTTGGTAGAGCGACAGATGCGCAGAAGGCTTTAATAGAAGCACAAACACACAGCAATATTCAACAGAATGACGCTGCCACAAAAAATCAACAAGACTTAGCAGCTTTACAGCAGGGACTTAACGTAGCGTCTGTCAACAATAGAACATATGCACAACCTCCTTCTGGTGTACAAGCTACCCCATCCCAACTTACTTCTACGTCTGGAACTGGTTCAGAGGCTGGTGCAGAGAGTACGATAAAACAAGGACAGGCACTTGTTAACAAACAGCTTGGTGTTCTAGGGAATATTTATGATAAGAGCAGTTATGCTCAGAACTTAGCAGAAGGCGTGTTACGTGACGTTAATCCTCCAATCAGTAATGCTACTGGCGATGGTGGTTCTGCTACAACTATTGACCCTTCGACAGGAAAAGTTATTACTAATGTTGGCCGCGGAAATCCCACTACTTCCTCAGAAGAAAGAATTCGCAATCCTGATATAATGTGGGGAGGTCATGACGCTGGTGGAACAGTTAAGCGTGTTGAATCTTTCGGTGGTGCACCTAATGCCTCTGTTGAGGATACTAAACCTATAACGCTAGACCCTGCTATTGTTGCTGCCGCTGCTGGACAGGGTACAAAACCAGCACAACCACAAGTTAATCCAATGCCTATACCACAAGATACAATCAATCTTGGTGGACAGCAAAATCTTAATCTAAATGCGCCAAGTGATTTACAGCAACAATTACAGAATGGTGTTAGTCCTGCACCTTCTAATGGTATAAGTTCACTAGACCTTTGGTTAGCGGCTCATGGATATAAAAGTCTTACTCCTGCACCTGCGTCTGTTCCTACACCTGTTCAATAATAAATAAATTTATGGCAGATATACTAACGCCAGAAGTTCAAGCAAAGATACTCCAAGCTCATGGTCTTGACCCTGCAAAGTATGAGATTTCTCCCGATGGAACACAAGCTATTCCTAAGTCAGCTCTAAGTGTTTCTACTCCAACGCAAGCTGCTAAGACAAGTCTTGGTGTTGTTTCAGATAAAGACTTCGAAGATAATCCCGTTCAGGTTGCACCAACTTTACAAGCACAAGATAGTCCTCTTGTAACCACTGGAAGAACTGCTCTTGATACTGCACCTTCAATGGCTGCTGGTGGTGTTGGTGCTGCTAGTGCAATGAGTCTTGTTGCTCCGTGGGCGACTGGTGCTGCTCCAGCAACTATGGGTCTTTCTTTGTTAGCTATTCCTGCTGCTGGTTTGGCTGGTGCTTATGGTGGTTCTAAGATTGTTAGGACTGTACAAGATGCACTAGCTCCAGAAGACTATAAGAAAAAACTTGCAGAGTCTCAAGCCGCAAATCCAATTGCAGCAGAGTTAGGTGGTGTTACTGCAATGCCTCTTGGTGGTTTAATGCCTTCGCCAAAGAATGTCTTGAGTGCTGGTGGAACTCTTGGTAAAGTAGTAACTGGACTAGCTAAGTCTCCAGAAGAGATTGCCAACCTGATGAATGTTGGTACTGGTACAGTTATTGGTGCTGCTCAGCCAATGGCAGAAGGAGATTTCAAACCGGAAGATATTCTTAAGAACGCGGCAGAAGGTGCACTGTTCAACAACCCGAACAATGCTATTGGTCGTCGTCTTGGATTTGCACACGAAGGTCGCATTACTGCCGACCCTGCAAAGTTTCGTGAATTGCTTCTCCAGAGAATTGGACAGCAAGGTGGTGAAGAACTTGTTAATCCTGCTCCAAGTACAATGGCGGATGTGCAAACTACTTCTGGTGGGATACCTGTTAAGAGGGATGTAAGAACGGAGGACACCAGCAAGGAAGGCGAGGTTGCTAATGCTATGGCAGGGTACAAGATGGACATGACTCCGCATGGTCAGATTGCTAACATGGAAGGTGAAGGTGGTGTTGCAAATGACCCAGAGTTGGTAGCACAACGTAATGCTGAGAATGAGTTACGTCGCAGGGTTGAAGCACTCGCACCTAATCCGCAACGTGCTCTTGATTTCCAGAAAGCTAGGGGTGAAGAAGCTATTCAAACTTTACAGGAGAGACTACAAAATGAGAAAGACTTGCAGACACGGCAGCTTGGACAAGACCTTCAAAAGTCTGGTCTCGGAACTGCCGTTAGTAGACCAGAAACCGTTGAAGGCAAGACTCCTTTCCCTCCATTTGCCAAAGCTAACAAATCTGTGGCAGGAGACCAAACTGCTAACGCTGCTGACTTGGCTGGAAGACAGACAGAACAAACCTTGGCTGGTATTTCGAAGAACGAACAAGACAAGTTCCAAGAAGCAGAAACACAACCAGTCCTAACAGAGGCTGGTAAACTACTGCAAGAACAGGCTCACGGAATGGGTCTGGATGTTAGCAGAGTTACACCGGAACTGTTTAATACTTGGGCACAAGAAATTAGTGCGTTACATGGTATCAAAGATACTGCTATTACTGGTGATGCTGCACACAAAGGAACGGCTCATACCAATGATAAGACTACTAGTATCTTTGTACAAAATGCTGATGCTGGTACGCAGCCACACGAGAACTTCCATCATATATTTAAGTTCATGCCTGAAAGGGCTAAACAACAACTCTTACTGGCAACCAAGCCAGAGTATGAAGCCTATGAAGCACAAAGGGCTGCTGCAGGTAAAGCTCCACTAAACGGTGGTCACGAAGAATACCTAGCGACACAGTTTGGCTACAAAGCTATCTCTCGGTTGATTGGTGCTGCTAAAGAATCCCCTCTTAAGAGATGGTGGAACGATACCAAATCTCTCTGGAAAGAGAAGTATGGTTCTGAACCGTCGGTTGAAGACCTGTACCGTGCTAACACCTACAAGCTGGTTAATGGTATTAGTAACATACCGAAAGGTGGTATTGGTGTACAGGCTGGTATGCTTGGGAAGAAGCATCAGAATAAAGACGAAGGCTTCCAAGACAAAGAAGGCAACCAAGTCCCTTTGAACAGACCAGAAGGCACGGAGAAAGCTTACTGGGAGATGCAGAAGAAGCAGCAGGAAGAAGAACAGACCAAAGGTTGGTTTGCGAAGATGCATGAAGCTGTGCAGAAGAACCAAGAGAAAGAAGAGGGTATTCAAAATTTGCAGAACGCCAACAAAGTTTATGAGGCTGCACAAGGCGGCACAAAAGAAGTAAAACAGGGTTTAATTCCCGGCAAAAAGACTACTTACGAAGAGCGTCGTTTGCAGATGGTAGAACAGAGAAAACGCAATGCTGCCGAGATGGAAGCTATTCGTAATGGTGCTCCTGCACGTGAAGCTGGTCGTGCTCCGCTTTCGTATCCTATTGACGAGAAGGGTTATGTTCCACCACCCAATGCTCCTCCGCGTAGAATACCAATTACTCTCGAAGACAAAGATGTTCCTATCATTAATAATGTTGTACGAGCCAAACTTGGTCGCATGATTAATCGTGCTGGCTTGCCTCACAACATAATGCCGGATGCAACCAAGGAAGATTTGGTTAGTAGAGTAACAATGGAAATCCAGAAGACTGGCCTAGATGCTAAGGCTGGTCGTGTTCATGAACGTGGTGCTGATATTGAACATGATGCTGATTCTTACTTCCCGATGGGACGTCATGATTTGCTTGCTACGACTGCCTCTCGTCGTGCACAAGAAGTTTTCAAAGACTGGATGGCAGAAGAAAAGGCCAAGAAGACTACGTCACTTGATAGTGCTGTTGGCGATAATCGCACACTTCATGAAGTAATATCTGGTGCGGATAAGAATGTTGATACTCACGAACTTGAATCGGAAGGTAAGGAGAGTCTACAGGCTAATCCTGTCGAGAAGATTCCCAGTAAGATTAACGAAAAGTACGATACTACTAACAGTGACCTAGCTGGTATGCTAGAAGGTATGCAGGAACGTTTTGGTGACGACCGTTTTGCTGAACACATTGCGAAGCTGGATGCAATGCCAGAAGGAACTCAGCTAGACAGTAAGAGCTGGATTGAGAAGAATATCCCGAAAGAAGATTTGAAGCATCAGGATAAAGAAGAGGGTATTCCGAAAGAGATTCAGACACGCATCAAAGACAGTGTTGTAAAGGAACCTGTTTATCACAGCACAGGTAAAGAGTACGACCGTGCTGACCCGGAAGCTGCTAGAGATGCATTTCAATCATCAGCCTTTGGTATGCATTTTGGTACCACTGACCAAGCCGAGGCACGCGCTAAAAGTTCATCTAGTGTGGTAGATAGAACTTCAAAGTACTATATCAATCTTACTAATCCATTTCGAGTTACAGATGATGGAGCCAACTTTAACCATCAGCTAAAGCTTGAAATGGACAAAGCTGGCATTACTGATAGACATACTCTAAAAGACCTTGATATCTACTCACAACAAACTGTCGCTAAGAAACTTATCGAAGTTCTTCGTGACCATGATTATGATGGTCTTGTCTACAAGAATGACAAAGAAATACCTATTGGTGCAACACCGAAAGATTCCTACGTTGTCTTCGACAAGAATCAAATCATCAATGCCATCTCGCAGAAAAGAGACGAGAAAGGTGAGTTGTATCAAGACAAGGATGAAGGCTTGAAAAAGACTGGCGGAGTAACTCCCGAACAGAAGTTTAACTTCTTGCGTATCATGCCAGAGCTTGACAAAGCTCGTCGTCTCTCTGGTGCAGAAGGCAAACCTGTCGCAGATGTGTTCCAACAATTCCCGACAGTTCGAGACGAGTTCTATGGTAAGTACAGCAACAAACCGCTGACTCTTGCCAGCAAGATGAACGCTGCTGATGTTAACTACGTTCACAACTGGATGATAAATGAAGACATAGAGCAGAAGGACTACTCGAATATGATGAATAGTCCTGCCAAGAAAGCTCTGTACAATGCAACGAGAGAAGCTTTCAAGCAGAAACAACTTGACCAGATTCATGATGGTGAACAAGTTAGGGACTTTGATAGTAACGGCAAAGTGTTCATGCGCGATGCTAAAATCAATCCTTTCTACTATCCCAGTGTGATGCGTCCAGATGCTATCGACGCTATCTTGTCGCACAAAGGTGACTACAAACGCTACCAGAATATGCTTCTGGAACACTGGGGTGGAGTAAACAATCCGCAAGCACTTGCTAAACTAGCTGCTCTCAAGGCTTCTAGTGATGCCTCACAACCTAATGCCACTCGTTTCGGTGCTAATCGTTTGACCGAAGGTGCAGGACTTCCTGCCGAGTTGAGAGTTAAAGACTTTTCGAAGACTGTCTCGAAGTACTTTAATAAGGTTGCGACCGACAGAGCTTGGTACAACTTGGTAGAAAAGAATCCAGAAGTTAGCAAGTTGATTAACCCCGAGAATGTCAACGGTGTGCATCATGAGTTCGAAGGAATAATCAATAAGATTAAGGGTGAACCGTTTGACAAGAACGCAGGAACTTTGGCGGCAGTTAATCGTGTTGTTACTAGCGCGTTACTCGGACCTATGACCAACATTCATATTGGTTGGTCAACAATCTTTAACCCTTTCCAGTACATTAAGGCTAGCGAACTTGCTACTGTCTACCCGAAAGCTATGGCTAATTGGGGCGCTGCTGCTGAGAAGATTTATGAGAACGGTTATAAGAGAAGGGATTTAAATACTCTGGCGGATATCACCGACTCACAGAATACTTTCATCCAGAAGATGCAAGCTGTTAGCTCACTAGTTGGAAAGGTTAACGGAAGAGATTTCACTGACCGTGTGAGCAAGACTTTTGCACAGGCTTTCGGCGAACAAGTTGTTCCTCTGCGTATCGAGGGTGCAAGACAGGGTGATAAGTGGTCACAGAAACTGATGATGCAGCTTGACCCCAACTGGACAAAAGAAAAGCAGTATAGCAAACAAGAGATTGCTAGTATGTCCAGCACACTTGGTGGTCTAATTCACGGTGCACATGACTATAGAACTTTGCCAGAACTAATGACTAGAGAGAGTTGGGCACAACCTTTCTTGTCTCTACAAAGTTGGTCTGTTTCGCAAACAAATCAGTGGATGAAACACGTCTGGGAACCTGCTACGCAAGGCAATTTCCAACCGTTGTTCATGTCTGCTCTTGGTGCGGCAGTTGGTGGTTATGTTATTCAGCAGTTACGCCAGCAGATGATGGATAAGAAGTCTAACATTCCTTCTCTGACAGAGATTGCGAATAGCAGCAAAGGTTTGTCTGGTAACATTCCGCTGTTAGCCTACAACTTCATGCAAATGGCTTCCTTTACAGGATTCATGGGCATTGGTTCTTCTCTCGCGAAAATGAGCTTTGATACCGCGTACAAGAACATACCACAAAGCGCCACGTTTCCTCTTGACGAAGCTATCACAAATGTCGGTAGTGTTATCTCAGAAGCATTTTCGGCTTGGCAACAGAATCCTACTGCTGATAACTTCATGCGCATCTTCCCGCAAGCCATGATTGATATGGCGAAGGAGAACGTACAAACTGCTCGTATTGCCAACAACTGGATGACTGACAAAGGAGTCAGTACGCAAACGGAAAACTACAAGTACAAAGTCAACACTGGTGAGCAAGACCTACGCCGTTACAAGATGGCAGAAGGTCAACCGTATGACCAGCAGACCGAGAGCAATAATAATCCGTATTTAAATATGCAGCAGAAGGANTTTAAACGCACAACTGATATGCGTGAAGCTGCGAAAGAAGTTCCGAGTTTAGTGCAGTTAGCTATTAGCAGGGCTGCAGGAAATCCAGAGATATTGAAAAACCAGTTGGATTCTTTGAAGCAGAACAGTTATCAGACCATGCCTTCGCCAGAAAATATGCCAGTACAGTTTGGCAGATACTATCAGTATCTAGTGAAGACGATTGGCCCAGAAGCAGCGAAAGCGCGTATGATAGACTATATGCGCACGAATGCAATTAACAAGGCGAAGGAGTCTATGATTCCTTCTCTCCGTTAAATCTTCGGTTGTTTGACAAGCTCATAGTACACTGTCTTTTCGTCTGTGAGCTTGTCAGTTTCTGTCCTAGTAGTAATCTTACCCAAATCCTGTAATCCAGAGAGTGCTTGTTCTAAGTCCTCTTTGGATGCAGACTCCCAGAACGTACCAAGAAGGTCTACGAAAGTAGCATGACCCTTTGAGAGTTCAGCTTCGATACCACGGGAGATAGAAGCAAGTGGATTCTTTCCCTCAAAGACAAGGGCTAAGTGCATTGTCTTTTCTTCCTTGTCCAAGAACTTCATAGCCCTCTCAAAAGTCTCACGTGGGATATGCATTTCTGTGGACTCCATAAAGTGCAATGCCATTGCAATCTTCATGGTGTGGATGTTACGACGAGAGTAGTAAGCATCCAGTTTGTTACTTTGTGATGCTCTCTTGCTATTATCACTCTCGTAGTCCGACCACCATTCCTGCAACCAGTTCATCGTAGATTGTTCTACTTGAACTTGTCCGTAAAGGTCAGTGAGTTTCTTAACGTGTTCCTGTAATACTTTGCGATGCTCTTTCTGCTCGTCTGTCAGTTCAGGAAGAAAAAACACTGACTTACGATTACGGGCCGCATAAATGTAAAAGGTTCTAGAGGAATAACCTTGAGATAGAAGTTTGTCGTCAAAAGTATCCTGCATGAAATCTGGGTTTGTACCTCCGAAAAAGTTGAGACATACTCTACGTATTCTATCGCGACCTTGAGTTTTAGTTGCGTATTCGTATGTCTCACCACAGTCGTAAGCTTGGATAAGAAAGTTAACAAGTGATTCAGTATTCTTACGAAAGAGAGAAGCTATTTCTTCTAGGCAGAAACAAAGAGAAGAATGTGAGTAAGCCTTTAGGACGTCACGTTTAGCGTTCTCGTCATAGGCTGTGTAGTTGATACGACGTATACAACGTGACATTGATTGTACAAGGGCTTCATAAGTTACTGCATCTGCGGCTATTGGAATCACGTTTGCTGGCTCGGCTATCTGGTCTTTAGAACCTGAGTTCTGTTCTTTGTTTGCTGCCTGTAAAGTTGCCTCTTGCATCATCTGCGCTAACTGCTGTTCTTCTGGCGTATTGCCGATGCTTGGTGGTTTGATATCTTGTAGCTTGTGATGTGATAAAAGTTCTGCAACAGGTCTGATAACTTGACCCTTGCCAATTCCGGGCTTGCCAACCAAAGTTACATAGATATTAGGATACACGCGACGGTGCTCTGGCGGACACCAAACACGACGTTGAAGAGCAGCACAGATAGTATAAACAAAACCCCAATCAATATAGTTTTGTGGACTAGCAAGTCCTTCAGTATATTTCTGCCAACGTTCCCAATTTGTCATACGTTAATCTCTTTCAAACCAATAGGGTTCTTTTCAGGGTGAAACGGACGCCAGTTGAAACCAGCAGAGGTTTCAGAGCGCATCCTAAAATGTGTACCGTCAAAAGGAGAAACCAACTCTTGCTCGATGAACTCTTTCATCTTCGCACCGCAAGCTAAAGCATCTACAATCGGACACTGACACATATACGAGTCATGTGTATTAGCAAGCAAGTCCCATGCCAGATTCTCCTGTTCTATGAACGATTGTAACTTTGCGTAAGCAATGTTTGTTATCTCGCCAACCGTACTCTGTGGAATCCAAGAGTAGTATTCCTTCCAGTCAGACTCTTTAAAGTATGGTTGAGTTATCTGGTAAGGGTGACCGTGTAAATTGTAAAGCACTCGGTTACGTTTAACCTGTGCCTGTACCGACATATGAAAGTCTTCTTTAATCTCAGGATATAGCCTGTGTTTCGTGCCAATAAAGCGTTCTGAATCTGCTTTACTAATTACAATCTTACCACCAGACTTCTCGAGAATATTCATCCGAAATGTTGGCGGCTGAATATCATAGTTCGATGAGTGTTCTGTCTGCTTACCAAGATAGTAATATCGTTCTGTCAGCGCCCAACCATCCGAAGACTTAATACAACCATCGAGTGACTTCCAGAGAGGATTCTTCTTTAGCTCTGGAATCGGTGTTGCAATGATTTTCTTAATGTCTAGTTCATCTTGAGATTGTATAAAGTTGTGCTCTTGCATCTTCCGCGGCCAAACATCCTCGAACAAATGGACACAGATATATGTGTGCGGTTTGATACCATTCTTAAAGAGAGCACGATAGTTACCGTCGCGTGTCAGATAGGAAACAATCAGAGCCTCAGCACCAGCTTGGTCTGTCTGCACGAATATCTTACCTTCGTCAGGTACATATATCTCGCGCATAGACTTCTCAATGTTCTGGAGATTACCTCCCCATTTCTTGAGAATCTTGCTAGAGCTAAGACGAAACGTTTTCGTTCCGGTTAGCTTGTATGTCGTGCTATTTCTCATAGACTACAACACCCAAATTAGTTGGTCTAAGCGATGATGGAATCTTGCTTATTTTAGCGTCTTCTTGAGTCCAAGAATAGCCACGCGCAGAAAGCCATTTTAATTGTTCATCGGTCGGTCTAAGCTTAAGACGTTTACCAATCGTAACGCCAGATGATTTCTTGGTATTTGATTTTTTCGAGCCGCTCATAAAGATATTTGTGTAAGAATGGTGCTAACTCTTTCAGACGAGAACAACCTTCGCCTATCTTACGGAGTGGAATAACAAGACGACCATCGTTAGGAATGGCTTCAAAGCACTTGTCGATATGCTCATAACAAGCATGGTCACTGTCAGTAAAGTAACGTGCGCCGCTATTACAAAACTTGTACATAGTGACAATTGGAAAGGTATTGCTATGACCTTTAATCCAAGCTTGTCCATCAGCCGATTTACCTTGTACGTCAAAACCATAAAGAAAGATTAGCTTGTCTTTATAGTGTTCGCAACAACCATTTGAAATTCTGTAAGGCAGTTCTATCATACCGAGAACTCCTGTTGTTCTGGCGGCGCTTCTAACAAGGAGTGAGTGCCAAAAGTACCATCATCGTTCTTCCACGGAATGAATTTGTATGTTCCAAACTCTTTAGCGATAGTCCTGTACGCAAGGACAAATTGAATGACGGGATTCTCAGGGAACTTGAGAGCCAGTTTATACATTGCTTTCTTACCAAGAGAAGGCTTCTCTGTTTTCATCGAACGAGCTACAACCGGATAGCCCAACATCTCATGGAAGTATGTAATGCATTGTGAATTAGAACCAGCAAACATTCCTGCCTTACCTTTGATGGAAGATTTAATCGCCGCCATCGACTTCTCACCAATGAGCAGACGAATGATACGGTCATACTGCATCATAAGTCTATCGTTCTCTCTAGCAGCTTCTATCACTTTTTCTTTGNCGACTTGGATACCTTGGAGAGAAGTAATAAGATAAGGCCTAATAGCAGCCATTGCTGTGGAGATTGAATCAGAAAGACCAACAACTTTTTTAGCATAGGCTTGCTGTGCTTTATAGACCAACGCTAAAGTGAAGACGTCCTTACCACAATATTTAAGACGAGCGTCCAGTTGTTCTCTGGACATATAACCTTTAGAGTCTTCGTCCTTATGGAAGTTTTCCCAAGTCCAGAGGGAAGTACAGTGACCAAGAGATTTCTCAATGTCAGGGTAAATACGGTGCTGTGCTATCATCGTGTCATACACCCTGTTAACAGGGAGATGATACTTGTATGCAAGTACAAAGAAGTCAAAACAAGCGCCATTATGAGCGATAACAAGATTGTCCCTAAAAGCCACCGCCAGTGCTCTGAGAATGAGATGATAGCTACTATAGGCAGGGCGATAAAGATAATCAAGGATAGGCACGCTATAAATGTTAACGCCGTCGAAAGAGAAAGCAAAGCATTGCAAATTTTGTTCTTCATAATCTGTTTCTATATCGAAAAATAATGTTTGATTCTTGGTGCTGGATAGGAGATTAATGACAACTTGAGACGTTGGGTAAATGTGGTATATGGGTAGAAACTCTGGGGCAGGAACTTTACCACCATTATTGATAATGGTTTTAGCTTTAGCACAGTCCTGTTTAATCCAGAAAGCGAAATTCCTTCTAGAAGTTTTACCATGTCTTTTGATTGATTCATAATCGTCTGTGTCCTCAACTTCGTCAGCAGCATCAGGAGAATACTCTGGGTTGAGAGGGTTAAGTTTTACTTCGAGGTTCTTAAAGTCGCAAGCATCCTGTGGGAAGAAAGTTGGGATGCAAGGTATCTTGTTGTAGTAATAAATGTTACCACGTATCTCTCCAATCGAGTTGCCTCTTGATTGGGGAATCATCTTATGACAGGCTGATTCACCAAGCAAAAGGATGCAATGCGTATCAGGTAACAAAGGAGCTATCTCGTCTGCTAGTCTAATGTCGCACTGCATCTGATTAAACTCTGGTCGCAAACACAAGTCATTGAATAGACAACCACCAGTAGCAGTTAACAAGGATGCCTTGTCAAAGCGACTAGGGTTGCCTAGAACTACTGTGATACCACAGTATTTTAACTTGGGTTTGTTGCGGAGCATACTATCGTTTCTCTGCTACATGATTTACAAACTCACCCTTGATTTCAAGTGTCCAGCCAGTCGGTAATGCTAATGGCACAATTGAAGTAATCTGAAA